AACGAAGTAGACACAGCTGCATTAGGTGCAGACGCAGTAACTGGCGCGCAACTAGCAGACAACGCTGTAAACTCAGAACATTACACAGATGGGTCAATCGACACAGCACACATTGCAGATAACCAAATTACACTTGATAAATTAGCTGGTGGTACTGATGGTAACATAATTTCTTATGATGCTTCTGGAGATCCAGTTGCAATTGCTACAGGATCCGATGGTCAAGTATTGACATCAACTGGTGCTGGATCGCCTCCAGCTTTTGAAGCATTGCCTTCTAGTGGTGGTTTAGTTTTAATTTCAAACACTACAATTTCAAGCACTGGTGCATTAGATATTAATGGTCTTTTTTCATCAACGTATCAAAATTATAAAGTTATTGGTTCAAATTTAAAGTGTGCAACAGATAACACTTTTTGGGTATTACAATTTAGAACTTCTAGTGCTGTTCAAACTAGTGCTTATTATTACTCTGGTGTTGGTCAAAGAGGAGCTGGAAATGCAGTTGATGATGGTGCAAGTGCTGCAGCAAGTTTTAGAATAATAAGTAATGTTGCTAATGATACTGCTTCAACTAATTTTGATATGACATTGTTTCAACCTAATGTAGCCAATGTATCAAAAAATTATAGTTGTATTGCTGGTGGAAGAAGAAATGATGATACTGGACAAGTATTAACCACAAGTGGATTTTGTGCCAGTGATACAGTATTTACAGGAATAAGACTTTTAGTTGGTGCTGGAAATCTTACTGAAGGAAATATTGCAGTTTACGGAATTAAGGATAGTTAAAAATTATGACAAAAATACCCATTAATAATGAAGTAAGAGATATGACAGCAGAAGAACAAGCAAAATATGATGCTGATGTAGTTGAATTACAAACAGAAAAGTCAACTTTAATAGCTGAAATAGAAGCTAATGATACTCTTAAAGCTAGTGCTAAAGCAAAGTTAATATCTGGCGAAGCACTTACAGAAGACGAAGCTAATACAATCGTTTTATAATTAAATGGCTAGAAAAATTACACCTGCCAAATATGGCGAGTTAGCCACAGGTGTAAGACTTTCTAGTCACGAAAAGTTATGTGCTGAAAGAATGAAGGCACTACAGACTTCAATAAACGAATTAAATAAAGAAGTTAAAGGATTAAGAACAGATGTATCTAAAGGTAAAGGTGCAATTTCTGTTGTTATATTTTTAGGAACTATAATAGCAACTATAATTGGAGTTTTTCAATTTAAGTGAAATTTATTCTAGTGTTGTATATGTGCAGTATGACAACTGGACAATGCCCATCTAGTTCTATTTCAGGTTATCAATTTAACTCACACTATGATTGCACTAACTCAGGTTATGCGATTGCACAAACAACTTTTAGAAATTTAAAAGAATTACCAGAGTGGGATATTCCTGATTTTGAGAAACAAAAAATAGTAATTAAGTTTGAATGTAGAGAAGTAGGAAAACAAATATGATTGATAAATTTTTATTAAAATTCTTCGGATTTTTTGACGATGCAATAGCTAAAATTGATGATTGTTTTACTATGGATTTTTCTCATTGTGAAAAACATGACTGTCCTAAGAAAAAGAAAAAAGCTAATAAACATAATAAATATTTTAAAAGTTAATGAGAGATACCAAGTTATTGGAGACTTTCAAAAAAAGAATAGAAAAAGAACTTAAAGAAAAAAACATATTTAAACATTTAAGAAAAGAAGTTGAAACTGGTGCTAATGGCACACAAAGATATGTAATTAAAAAAGGTATTAATAAAGGCAAAGTATTATGACAAGAAAAACAAACACAGCATTAATAGGTTTGCTTGGAACTATACTAATGGCTTTAAGTACTTGGGTATTAGTCACATTAATAGAAATGCAAACATTAGTAAGCATGATGTTAAATGAATTAGAAAATATAGATAAGCAATTTGGGAGAGTTTATAATTTTATAGACTCAGTAAGAAAATAATATGAGTGAAAAATTAAAAGAATTACATGAAGTTCTAGCAACTGAATTACTAAAGAGAGTTAAAGATTCTGATGCAAAGTCAGCAGATTTAAACGTAGCTAGACAGTTTCTTAAAGATAATAATATAGATGCTGTTCCAGTTGAAGACAGTCCATTAAGAAAATTAATAGAGGAACTTCCATTTGATGCAAAAGATAAACAAGTCGTCAAAAATTAACGATTTTAGAAATTTTTTATACCTAACTTGGAAGCATTTAAGATTACCTGAACCAACACCAATACAATACGATATAGCTGATTACTTAGCTAATGGTTCAACAAGGTGTATTATTAGTGCTTTTAGAGGGGTAGGAAAGAGTTGGATAACCGCAAGTTATATATTGTGGCGTTTGCTATTAGATAACGACTTAAATATTCTAGTCGTATCAGCATCAAAGAATAGAGCAGATGACTTTAGTACTTTTTGTTTAAGACTAATGTCTGAGATGCCTATTCTAAAACATCTCTATCCAAGAGGAGACCAGCGACAATCAAAAATTAGTTTTGATGTGGCCACAGCTTTAGCATCACAACAACCTAGTGTTAAATCATTGGGAATAACGAGTCAGCTTACAGGTTCACGTGCTGATATTGTTATTGCAGACGATGTTGAGACTTCAGGCAATACTCAAACTCAATTTATGAGAGATAAGTTAGGTGAAGCAATTAAAGAATTTGAAGCAATCATTAAACCTAAAGAAGACAGTAGAATTGTATTTTTAGGTACACCGCAATCAGAACAAAATATTTATAATAAACTTCAAGAGAGAGGTTATAAGTGCAGATATTGGACTGCAAGATACCCAAGTGAAAAACAAATAGTATCTTATGGTAGTAATTTAGCACCTGTAATTGCTAATACTTGGAAAGAAGAATTAGTAGGGAAACCTACAGACCCAACTAGGTTTGATACAAAAGATTTATTAGACAGAGAAGCATCTTATGGCCGAATAGGTTTTAATATGCAATTTATGTTAGACAGTTCTTTGTCTGACTTAAATAGATACCCATTAAAATTATCTGATTTAAGTGTAATGACTTTAAATCCTGATAACGCACCAGAGAAAGTTATCTGGGCAAGTTCACCTGAGTTACAACACAATGATTTACCATGTGTAGGTATGCAGGGTGATGCTTATTATAGACCAATGCAAACTCAAGGTACTTGGTTGGATTATACAGGTTGTGTAATGTCAATTGACCCTTCGGGAAAAGGAAAAGATGAAACTGCCTATAGTGTCACTAAGTTCTTAAATGGTAATATTTATTTAGTAGATATTGGTGGTTTTAATTCAGGTTACTCAGAACATACATTATCTAACTTAGTAAGAATTGCTAAGAAGCATAAAGTTAAAAAGATATTGATTGAAGATAACTTCGGTCAAGGAATGTTTACAGAATTACTTAAACCTTATTTAATAAAAGAATACCCATGTACAACAGAAGGTATAAGACAGCAGTCTAACAAACATAGACGTATATTAGACACGTTAGAGCCTATAATAGCTCAGCACAGACTCATTGTGTGCCCTACGGTCATCAAGAAGGACTATGAAGAAACTAACGCTACATATCCTGCTGAGACAGCTTTAAGATACCAATTATTTTATCAAATAAGTCGTATGCAAAAAGGTGCTAATGTTTTAACGCATGATGACCGAATAGATGCCTTACAGATGTCTTGTTATTATTGGATACAACAATTAGCTAAAGACCAAGATATGGCTTTTAGAGATAGAAAAGAAGAACAGTTTAGAGTTGAAGTAGAAAGATACTTTGGTGAACCTGAACCTCAGACTTGGATTAAGATATAAGCAATAAAAGTCAATTAAGTGCCCCTATTAGGAAGAATACACCTTAAATAAGAAACAAAAAAGCTAAGTAATATAAGGCTTTTCAATTAAGTGCCACTACAGGAGATAACACTATAGTGTATCTTATGTTTATCTTATGTTTATCTTAGTATTAGGCTTAAATAAGGCTTGGATAAGGAAGAAATGAAAGACAATAAAGAAGTAAAACTATAGTTATCACTTCATTATGACCTATCTAATATGTCAAATATTGAAGTCACTTTAAGTAAACCTTAG